GACTTCGTGGTGCCGTACAAACGGGAAGTCATATCGGTAAACAAGCGTCTCCTGTCGATCAATTTGGGAAAATCTCGATGCAGGCAGTGACTACTCGTTTCGGTGCAATGGGTAGGGTCGATGCGGCAACGGATAGGCGATGGGTCTTTCCTGAGGATTTTGATTTACCTCAGTTGCTTGATCAATTCGATCAACTCCGTTTGGTATCCGCTACATATCTCGTTCCCGGTCTTCTAATGATACCGCCTTGAAGCGTGGGCAAATAATTAAGACAAACAGTGAGCCCTGTTTTATAAGTATCTGAATCAACTCTACCTAATAGGAAAGGAGTTATTTCTCCAGAACTGAAGCTGGTTTGTATGGGACTTGCTTTAGGCATTAGCTAAAAGTGAAGTTAATGCCAGAACCGTTTTCTCTGGCAGTGATCCAAGTATCTTCAGGCCCTACCAGAGCAACACGCTCTATTGCATTAACCCTCCTAGCTTCTTTAATAACACTAATGTAGTCTTGATTTAGTAATTCTTTTTTAGTATTAGATTGTGTAATTTCCTCAACAATCTGTAAAGCAATGCGAGTCGCTAAGGCTTCCTGAAATAAAATATCAAAAGTATTAGGATCGGTGACTCTAAAGAGATAACGAATATCTAAGGGAGCATCGTCATCTGTGTAGATTTTTAACCCTTCTATTTGCCAGTCCAGATCATTAATTACATTATCTTCTGGGTATTTAGGCATGAGTCTAATAAAATCAGAAGGAAGAGGAAAGGCCCTAGCTCTACCAAAAATAGGAGCTGTGGCGTCAGCGGCCAACTGAGTACGAGTTACTGCAAAATTCCAAGGGTGGGTTCTAAGTTCTCTATCTTTACAAATGGGATAGGCTACGTTACAAGCTCTACCATTTTTAGAGTCTTCAGTAAGCGTGGTAATTCTAGAGGCCCCAATCTTTTGAAGGGCACTATTACAAATTCCGACTTCACTTGCCATATCCTTTTAGCCTCCATAGTTCCTCTAAGCAGGCGGCCAATTGCCTTTAACAATGTGATTTTTTATTTCATCTAGTTTTCGGAGCACTTCACTCTTTTCTAGACTTACCGCTAGATCCACCACTACTTCAACATCTTTAGTGGGAGAACTAGATCCTTCAGAAACATCAAATTCAGTATCTCCTCGGTCTAGACCATAAATTCTATCAGCCATTAGTAAACTCCTTTAGCAGGGTACTAGCGTGCAAGAACCCAAAGACTTACACGCTAGACCTCTGACCAAGTACATTACAGAACATATTTAAGTTTCATCGAGATCGTTCCTGCAGCCGAGCCTACTGTAGTTCCTGTTAAACAAATATCGTAGAACAAGTTAGGATCTGAAGTCTTACCCAATTTATCCCACAATGGTTTCTCGCAATCTACAATTTCCGTAGCCACAGCTTCATTAAGATACTCGGTGAACGCTAAGGCTGAGCTGAGATCCACTCCTGACGCAAACTCGTTTGCATCTATAACGGCTCCCCCGTCTGCTGCCTCATCGTAGACTCCGATATCATAGGCCGTACCACTCGTAATCGCATCGTTTCCGACTAGAATACTAGTAACACGAGCGGTTGATGGAACCCGACACATACGATAAACACTATTATCACTGTCAGCCGCTGCGACTTCCACCGTACCCGAACACTCACGCATTAGCCCTTTTTCAAGAGCTGGATCGTTTGTAACGGGCGGATCGGCATCTGCGTTTGAAATTGCCGTTGCTTTAGTATTTACTACTGCCATTGGTTTTCTCCTTTAAAGAGTCAATTAAACGTTACAAGCGATCTGGACTACTTTCTTTTCTTCAAGTCTGGTAGAGCCAGCAGTTAGATAAACATAAGCCTGCCAGGGAAGCCCTTGCAAGTCTTTCCGTCTATCTAAGTCAGTTGTAATATCATTCCACATACCCAGATGCATGCCGCTCTTAGCCCAAACAGGGATAGTCGCGTCACCCGAAACTAGGTTAGCTACTGCAAGCTCAGTGTGGATAAAATTGATTCCTAAGAATCGCATGATTTTACCCTCTTTAAGCACAGGAGCCCCACCGTTGAAATCAGAACTAATAACTTGAGCTTCTGCTAGCAAGTTATCGTGCTGAGTAGCACCAATAGGCGCAAACAACGGATCTTCATCCACGTTAACGTCAGCGGCCATAAGAAGCCTTTTAGCCTCCCTAAGCTTAGCTACCGTTAGCCCAACATCACTAGACGCTCCGAAAGCTACTAGAATTTTCTGAGCAGAAGGAAGCGTAGTACTTGTTGCACCGGTTTCCCCCGTTTTAGAAGTCCCAATAGCGGCTGCGATGATAAGTTCATCGAACTTTCTACCCGCAGCGTTAACGGCGTTTTCGACGTAGGATGACTTAGGATCGGTTAACAAACGGAGTTGATCGAATTGATCAAGCAACTGAGGTAAATCAAAATCCTCAGGAAAGACCCATCGCCTATCCGTTGCCGCATCGACCCTACCCATTGAACCGAAACGAGTAGTCACTGCCTGCATCGAGATTTTCCCAAATTGATCGACAGGAGACGCTTGTTTACCGATATGACTTCCCGTTTGTACGGCACCACGAAGTCTTGAACCTTTTTGTTGAAGTAATAGTTGAATGTTTGTGGCAAATTGCTGTGCAAAATGCGCTGGAATATTGACAGACATAACTGCCCTCCGATTAGAGTTATAGTGTAATTACTAGTTATTCAGAGAGCTTATCTACCTGGGAAGATAGGGCTACACACTTTAAGTTTGTTGTTGGCCCTAACTGAGAATACTAGGGTTATCAACTTTTTTAGGTCTACCCTTTCTCTTTTTAGGAGGTAGGTCTACCTTAACGGGACTTGATGTTACTTCTGCGAAGTTAATGTAACTCTCTAGTAGCTTGGCCTCGGCTATGGCTTCTGTGGATCCACGACCATGCGAAAAGGTCAATTTAACACACTCAAGTCTTACGTCTTCTCGTTCCATTTCCATAGTCTCCTAAATCAAATAAAAAATCAACTAGGTAGCTGGTTCTGGAGGAAAAGCGTACTGATGAAGGCTATCCATCTCCGCTTTGGCATCCACTTCGTTAGCCACATACCGTCTTACCCATTCAGAATCTGATTTGAGTTGGTTGATTCGAACTTTAGCTTGTTCAGGCGTTAAGTGACCTCCAAAACTTGTACCCGTACCCCTAATAAAATTAGCTTCTCCTACTTTTTGCCCAATCGCTTGGAGTAATAACATCGTCGGAGTAAAACCTAGGGCTTTTTCAAGCTTATCAATGCCCTCTCCAGAAATGCCAAATTCCCTCATAGCAGCATTTGCCAGCCCTATATTTTGGTCATAAGCGGATCCCCACTTAGACCGAAGCTTAGTATGTTCTTGATCTAGATCATTCTCGCGTTGCTCGGCAACTTTAGTAGCTTCTTCTACCGCTTTTGCATTCCATTTGGTAACAATGGATTCTCCTTGCGATTTAGAGACTCCGGCTTCATGAAGTAGCCCTTGCATGAAAGGGATTTGTTCCTCAGACATGCCTCCCACGGCTTCCAAATTATAACCATCTGGCTTTAAAGGGCGGCCTAATTTACCATGGATTTCTGCCCAGTCTGGGGAATCAGGCTTATCAGGGAGTTTAATCATTCTTTCAGGGGGTACCCCTGTTAGCGTTTCCAGATTCCGGTAAGACTCCACAAGAGCATTTGTGTCTTTAAAGCCCTTTAAACCCACATAACCCCGATGATCTTCGTTTAAACCATCCGTCCACTGTACAGGTTTAGGCGCAGGTGCAGCTTTAGGTTCTACTTTTGGTTCAACCTTTGGTTCTACCTTAGGTTCTCCTCCTGCGGATCCTGTGGTTCCCGCTACTTCTGGGGGTGCTCCCCCGGCTCCTGCTGCTGGTGTTCCTTCTCCCCCTGCCCCTGCCGCTGCTGCTTCTGCCATCATTACCCCCTAGTTAAAAGTTTCCATAAGTCATTATCAGTCAGTTTGGTATGCTGCTGAATTCTTAAAAACACTTCCCGTCTACCCTCAAGCTCTGCATGAACTCTGCTGTCT